GTAAAGGTTCTACTTTAGCCCCTTCAATTGGAGTTGAAGTAATTTTATCATATAATCTACCTTCAATTCTGAAATTTTCAATAGTTGGGATATAAGACTTTAATCTATCTTTTAATACTTCTTTAGTTTCTGGTGATTTAGCAGCTTGAGTTACAATTTTAAGTTGGTTAATATCTAATCCAACTCCTAAAGCTTTTTTACCTGCTTTGGTTTTAATATAATCTAGAGCAGCATCTAATAAATCTTGTTTATTCATTTTAACTTATTTTTACTTTTTTAGATGTAAACTGATCGTAACTATTATTAAAGATTTTTACTTGTTCATTTAATATATTACCTGCAAATTGGGTTGTAGGAGCAACTTTGGGATCATTATTTAAGGCATTTGCTAGGGATTGGATAGCGGAAGTTAATCCTTTTAATTGTTTTAAAAATGTATCACCTATAATAGCGGGTTGGGAAGAATTTGTACCCCCTAAATTAATATAATCTGCTTCTAAAGTAATAGATTTTCTACTAGCTATCCCTATATCCCCAATAGCCGCTAAATTAATAACCTTAGGAGATGACATTAAGATACTATCTTTATTAGAGTTTAACACTAATCTCCCAGAATTTAGAATTATTTGAGGATTATCTGTATAACTTCCTGGATATATTGGGGTTTGAGATTTATCTAGAGCTGTGAAATTAAGGCTTGAAGCTGATATTGGGATGTTTTGGGTTGAGGTTATATATATAGAAGAAGGATCTTCATTGATGTTTTCTACGGTAGGTAAAAATCCTGCTTTATTGTTGGTTGTTGGTTGACCATTTTTAAGTATAATAAGAGGCTCCCCATTATCACCATATTCCGACCAATTATTTCTAATTAAAGTGTTAGTTTTTGAAGTACTTCCTAATCTTATAGAACTACCAAATCTACTTTCAATTATATTATCACCACTAAAAGGAATAAGGGGTTGGATTGAAGACTTTTCATTAAATGTACCACCAGTATTGTTGGACCCATTTAAATCAATAGGTTTAGATTTATTAGAGGTTGAGTTTATAACTCCATTTTCAATTTCTTGATAATTTTTTTGAGTGTTTTTTTTCTTTTGAAATTGATACACATTTGGATAAGCATTATGGTGGGGATGATTCCATAAAGAAATAGAATTTAAATAATAATATATTTTAGAAGTATCATTTCCACCCATATCTTTATCTGGAAGGTGTATTAATAATACTATTTCATTTATAAGAGGGGGGGATTTAAACTGTGGGAAAAAAGGTTTTGCTATAGGGTTTTGAGTTGTACTAGTTTCTAAAGTATTTATTTCCTCAAAATTAATAGTCCCAATTCCACTCCAACCCCCATATTGGGAAAATTTAGGGTGGGTTTCATCTAAAACAATGTCTATAACCCTAGCAGGAATAACCTTTAAGTCTAAATTTTCAACAGTTGAATCTAAATTAGATAAGTTTCCTGTGGAGTTTAAAGCATTAGTTAAATAACCTATTCCTGTTCTAGCCATCGCTATTTTTATTTTCGAAATTTTCGTTTAACTTATCCAATTCAGCCATTAGTTCTGCCTTTTCTTCATCTGTAATACCTAGTGTATCCTCGCTGGAACTGTTATTAAGCGCGCGTTGTATTATAGTTGCCATCTTAATTAATTGTTCATCGTTACGAACACCAATATCCATATATTCTTTGATAAGGGGTACAATTAAAGTTGCATCACCTATATCGTTTATAAGAGGTTTTAATTCAGATATTAAACCCGAGATTTGGGTTGATTTCTTTTTTTGGTTATCGTAAATTTCATTAAGAATATCCGAGAATTTTTTCTTTCCGAATACTACATTATCTAATGCTCCCATAATATTTTTGGTTATAAATATGGATATAAAGAAGAATTAGAATTTGGCATAACCATTTTCTAAATAAAATATATATTGGGTTTTAAATATATTGTGGAGTTTATTAGCTATTTTAGTAATCTTAGGAGTTTTGACTTCTACTATTTCACGAATGTAAATATAAAGGGCTTTTTTATTAAATACTTCTAAATCCTCCCTTTTACGAAATAATTCTAAAATAGCATCTGCTATTTGAGCATCATTTTTCTTTGGAAATAACTCATATATATTTTCAGATACATAATCTACAAAAATATCAATATATTTATCTAAATCACTTTTTACTTGATTTTCCCCCATACTGTAAGTATAAGTAGAATTTTCCCCTGTTAAAACATCAACATTAACTTTTTTTATCTTCTTATTATAGTTTTTAGTATTATATAATATTAACCAACGTTTTACTATTGTTCCAAAATAGGAATATGCCTTTGCTCCTCTAGTGGGGTCAAATAAATGTATTTTAGATAATAAAAAGGTAATTATTTCATGTTGAAGGTGTTCTAAATTCTCAACCTCAGTGTGGTAGAATTTAAATGTATGGATAATATTCTGGGTTAGTTTAAAGAAAGGATAGTGGATATGGGTTTCATATATCCTACTTCTTAATTCTTCATCTTTTATAGAATCTAATTGGTTATATTTAACAATATAGTCCTCTGTCTCTTGAGTAAAATAATTTTTACTCTTTTTTCTTCGTTTCTTTGGGGCCATTATTGGTTGGTTTTAAACCTAGAAAGGTTGTTTTGTATTTGCTTTAATTCATTAAAAAACCAACCTATTTCATCATCACCTTTGAATGTTCCTTTTTCATCAATCTCATCTAAGCGTTTTTTTGATATTTCAACTTGATCTGTAAATTGGGTAATAAATTGGGATTGAGAAATTATAATATCCTCTGCTTTTTCATTTTTTCTTAAAAGGTTAAAAGTCGTGTACCCTAAGATAACGACTAAAACCCCTAAAACCCCAATTATTATTTCTAATATCATAAACTATCTAACATGCTTTTTAATCCGGGACTTGCCATAGTGTTAAGTGCTTTGGATTTAGCAGTTGTCTTGGACTTCAATGTATAATTTTTCTTTTGGGGCTCCACGTTATCTTTAGAAAATTTAGGTAACCACTCAATCTCAAATTCAATACGTGCTGCCATCATATCTGCTTGATGTAAGATGAATGGTAAAGATGTGCGAGGTTTGGTTTCTGGCATAAATGATTTTAAGTATTTTTCATTTGCTGGGTCATACAAACCATCATGTGTCTGGATAGATAACATTTCATTAAATGTATATTGTACCCCATGTGACTGAAGTAAAAATAACCCACGATCTGGAACAGAAGCAAATGCAATTTTCTTATTGTGCATATATTCTTCACCTAATTTATCACGTCTCCATTGATCAGTCTGGGGGATATAAGATTCATGTTCTTCATCTCCCATTTTACCTAAATCATGGTTAATCGCAGAAAATACCAATTCTTCCTGGGTAAATGTAGTCATATCACAACCAAATCCTTCCCATACAGCGGACATGGACAAAGCTGCTTTTACTACTCTATTAACGTGATCTACATACCCACCTGGGAATGCTGAATGGTATTCTTTCTTATGTGATGCCGGCATTAGAATAATACGGTCTTCATATTTTTTATAGAAATCAAGTAATTTCTGTTTACGATCACCAGTAATATATGTTTCGATGTTGGTATTAAATTCTATCCAATTTGCTTGAATTTGTTCTGCTGTTAATTTCATAACCTTAATTTATTTTAATATTGATTTAATTCTGATGGGGACATGGGTTGTGATTCTACCATATCTCTAATGTCATTTACTAATCCTTGGGCTTTAATAATATTTGCCCTGTAAGATTCAATTGGTTGTTGTGTATTGACAATTCTCTGGAGGTTGATTAGAGTTGATTCTAAATTGTCTAATTTTTTGTTTACTAAATTTCTATTTCTCATGACTTATTTATATTTAAAACAGGATGTCCCTTAAACCCCTATTATTACCTTTATTTCCAATCCTTTTTATTCCTTATTTCCCAAAATCTGTAATACCAAGGTACATGGGTAATTTTGTATATCCTAATTATTTTTAAAGCCTTTTAACTATTTGTTGGATGTTCAATAAATGTGCACATCTTTCGTATTGTTCACATGCTTCAAAATACATAATGGAACTTTGTAGAGCTTTATTAAATATCTTTGGGTTGAAATTTAAAATAGCATCAATATGTTCTGGGTTTTCAATATCTATATTTTTTATATAATGCCAAGACCTATTAAATATAGTAAAATCAGCTGCCTCCCTTGTAGATTCAGAATTATATGAAGGTTCTTCTTTTTTTAAAAACTTTTGTAATTTTTGATGAAATACAAAATGGTTTAGGATTAATTTAGTAAACATCCCAATCTTAGCAAATGGAGATTTTATAAAATCATCTAAAGATTTTCTAGTAGCTATAACCTCCTCTTGTGAGGTGTTATCCTCAAATAAGTTAAATATACTATCTTTATCTATTCCATCTTTTCTCATCAGTTATACATATGTACCTCGGGCCGGAATCGAACCGGCACGACCTTTCAGGTCACAGGATTTTAAGTCCGGCGTGTCTACCAATTCCACCACCGAGGCATTTTGATTATCCTAATTCTTTAAGTTCTTTTTCAATATCCCTTTGGATTTTTAAAAGGGTTTGATATTCTTTAATAA